TTTGTTCTAAAAGTATAATCAAATTGATACACTTGTGGAGAATTGCCATTTGTTATAATATCAACATCATATCCTAACAAAGCAAAATAATCTTCATAATTCTGTTCTGTCTGTATTCCTTGTGCATTCATCTTTGCTAGAACATCTTGCCTTCTCTTCTCAATTGTACCTGTACCTGTAAACTGATTATCTGGAATATTAATAGCACTTTCAAAATTTGTGATTAATTCAGTAGTTGTCTCTGCATTTAACTCATTGAATAATCTGTTTAAATCATCATCACATAACTTAAAACTTTTTGCTAATGCGAATAATAATTTGAATAGTTTAGAAGTAGTATCAAACTTTTTTTGAAAAACTTTTCCACTTGGTAAATTATAAATAAGAGTGAAAGTATGTTGTGTATCTGTATGAGTTTCTATGATATTAAGGGACATAAGTAACCACCCCCAATTGTGCATCTTCTCCATCCGCAACAGGAATATTAACAAGCGGAGTAGTTAGAACAAAATCAGTAACTTCTGCCAATGTAGCAGGGTCTACAGCCGTACTAATTGCTCTATCGTATTCAACTTTAGTTACGTCTTGTCCAACTTCAGAAGTTTCAAACAAACTCAATAAATTATCCTCAACCGCCTGTCTCATATTAGCCGTATCGGGTGTTAAACTTGAGAAATTGAAAGGAACTACGATATATGTTGGATTTAAGACGAATATATCTCCTACATAGGTATGAGCCTCTGCTAGATTATCTTTTAAATAAGTTTCTATGTCGTCTATTTCTTGTGATGACATATCTGTATTATCTTTTTTCGTGCAATAAATCTTGACTTGTCCAGCTTGTACAAAATCAAAAGGTAATTCGGGATTAAACACAAATACATCTCTTATGTACGCAAAGTTATTTTGTATCTCAATTTTTATTCTTGCGTTATTAAACGAATTAATAGGATTTTGCTCTCTAAACTGTACTCTTGCTCTGTATTCTTCTTGAGTTTCTGCATCCGCACCACCACCTAAGCCACTTTGTTGCACAGTTCCATCAGAATCAATACCAGCAATTGGAGTTGACAAGCTTATAATATCACCGCCTAACTTATTAGTGTCTATTCCAAAATCTTGACTTTGAACTTCAACACTTGCTAAGTCGTAAGTACAAGTCAAACCACTTTCAGAAACAGATAGACCTGTGTTGTCTATATTGTAAGTAATTATTAATTCATTAACTATTTGACAATCAAAAGTACCGTTTAAGTCTGTTTCAACTCCACTACTCATTATAATTTCAAAACCATTGCCTAAAAGATGAACAGACGGAAAAGTTACAGTTACAACTCCATTTAGAGCTACCACACTTACGGTTGGTGTATATTGTGAAACTACACTAGAGGCTTGAGTAATATAAACGTTGCCAGCCGTATCATTACCTTCTGTAGTAGTTGGTATGGTTGTACTTAAAACACCTTCATAACTTACAAATCCTTTTGACTGCACTGCAGGAAGTTTATTAATTCCGACCCTCGCACCAATTCGTTCAAGATATATTCCTGTTGCAGTTGCCGAAAAGTTTTGTTTCTGAATTTCAGGAAATACTTGGTATACTGAATTAATACGACCAGCAATAGCTTGTAACAAAGATTTAATAAAACTATTAGTTTTAAATGGGTTAGCTTCTGGACTTTGAGTTTTTAAGTCGTTAGCCTCCTTATTAAAAATTTCTTGTCTTGTTGGTATTGTTATATCATTCATACTATATATTTTTTAGTTACAATGCTATTATCTAGTCTTGTTACTGTTATAAATAAAGCTATTCCTTTTTCTATAAAAATAGCGTTACTTTCAACTTTTTTCTCTAATCCTTCGTCAACTAAAAAAGCTAGTGACTTATCAGTAAAGTCTAGTATTCTGCCTAGATTTTCTACTGTTTTTCTACCATCCTGCAACCAAATCTTACTACCTGTGACAATATCGTCAAGTACTTTTCCCCAAAAACCTCTTCTTTGTTCAGACGTAGGTACTTCACTTTCATCAGCTCTTGCATCTCCGAACAAACCTATATATATGGAAGTGTCCAAATCATCTTGGATAAAATCACCACTATCATCGTAGTCAATATCAAAAACTGAACTTTCATTCTCTTCCGTTGGAATTAAGCTTATATCCATTATGTTACCTTAAACTTTATTATTTTGCTAGATGTTGTGTCTACCACAATTGGTGTCGTTGTATAAGATGGAACTGCCGTATCAATCTTTGTTAATTCTGCGTTTACTTGAGCTACAAGGGACTGTATAAAAATATCCATTGCTTGATACTGTACAGCGTTATTAGAACCTGCATTAATTATTACTTCACCACTACTATTTAAAGTTATGGTCGCTCCTTGTTTGTTAAGTATCTCAATATCACCATTATTCCTATACTTTATCATGCAACCAGCTTCAAAATTACCAGTTGCTTTTTCTCCAGCTTCTAAATCTTTTGGGCGTTTGATATTCTCGTTCATAAAAGCAAAATATTGATTATCGCTTACTTGAACTACTAAACAATTAGTTCCTTTAGGTGGTATTGCATGCTCTCCTTGTGACTGGATAAGTACTACATTATCTATAGTGCTTCCGTCAAATTCAACTTGAACTCTTGCTATATCTTTCTTATCGTTCAATGTATTTGTTGTTTTTCCTTGTATCATCTTTTAATTTCATTTGTTCTAAAATTATAATCATAACTTTCTATACCAGAAAAGGCTATTGGATCAACCAAAGTCATATTTGTAAATGTTCCACCGTTGGAAAATGTCCACTCCACTCTTTTAGTTAACATTCTCTTTTTTACTCCCCATCTTTCATCATTCACTTCTACAAGTAAATTAGGATACCATAATATACCGTTATTACCTCTAAAACCTTTAACTTTACAAGTATATGTATCATTACTTAAATCAAAGTTCTTTTGCCAAATTAAACGCTTTCTTAAGGTACTTGTAGAGTTGGCATCCATGACTATTTCTTTTTGCCTACTTTTCCGTATTTTGTTATTATAGATTGTTACGGTCTTATTTGTTGGATTTTTATCAAAAATTCCTAAACTTAAATTCTGACTACACCGAGCTGTATATTTATAAAAAGATTTTGAATAGTCTTCAACAAACTCACTGTCTTCAACGTTATTTGTTTCATTATCTAGAATTAATTGTAGAACCAATCCATTATATGACCTTGCACTTCTTTGTATACGAACATTTGAGTTTTTGGTTGATGAGATAAGAACGCCTCTTTTTCTTGCGTACTTTTCACAAAAAGCAAAAGCTTTCGCTCCACATTTCCCGACAATATTTTCTTCTTGTGTAAAATTATCAAGTACAAGTCCATCTTGTTGGAATACACTAATATCTAAATTTATATTTGATAAAGTTCTTCTAATAACGTCTTTTAAACTAAAATCACCAGTTAAAATTGGCTGTTTTTTAATATTATTAAGATAGAGCCTCTCTAATGCGTTGCTTGATTCTTCATCACTATATGTTATATTCGTTGATAAGTCTGATTCTATAAAGTCAATCGTTCTTTCTTTTCCTTGTATATTATACATAGAAGTGCTTGTTGATAAACCGCCTTTCTTCTTTTGAGTATATCCAGTTATTACTTTCTCTCCGTCAATATAAACTTCGCAACTATCATTAGCACCAAAAGGGACACCATCCCCACTTTTATCGGTTAATTGAAAAGCAAAGCCTCCTGAAAGCTCTGTTAAATCTTTAACTACACTAGCACTTACAAAATCTTCATATTGTTGTCCGTTTAGAGCAAGAGTTATTTTCTCATCTTTTTCTTGTTCTGGAACTGTTCTATCCGATAATCCTTGTACTAATTCCATCTTTTTAATACCTGCATATTTGTATTACAGAAGGCGGGATTGGATAAATTGTTAATGTTCTTAATTGAATCATATAAATCTAAATTACCGTAATACTGATATACTAGAGCTTCTAGTGATTGATTTTGAGTCTTAACTTCAATTATTTGATATAAATCTAAAGTTCTTAAATATTCGTATAGTTCAGCTCTTAATGTGTCTATTTGTTCCTGTAAATCTACTCCTAGATCGTCATATAATTTATTATATTGAGTATCCAAAGCTTGAATAAAGTTGTCCACTTCTTCTTTTGTTAAGAAATCAATATTAAGTCCGTCATTGTATGTATATAATAGGTATTGAAACTGTGAATAAGTATTAATTGCATCTGTGTTCTGAGTAGTTTCTCTGTCACTAGCCGTTAAATCAGTTGTTATAATATCATCCCCAAGATTGAACATGCTTATAAAAGCAGTTGCGTTATCTTGGCTAGTTCCACCTCTTGAGAATATATTTAATAGATTAGTTAGATATCCTGTAATTCCTTCAACTGTTGAAACTACTCCAAAAGGATCGTTAGAGAAACTATCTACAAGACTCTTTATATCTCCTAGAATTCCATCATCACTAAATATCTTACTTACTTGATATGTTGCTTCTTCAGTGATACCTAGAATTTGATTTTGTGCTTGGACTAAACTATCAACGAAATTGGTAACATAGTTATCATTTATAATATCATTTGAAGTTTCTAGAGCATCGTTTATTCCATTTATTATATTACTAAATAATGATTCCTTTTTATCCGGTGCTTTTTTATCACTTACTTCTTGAAATATGACAGAAATTTTACAAAGACCTAGTTCAGTATCATTCTCTGTTACTGTGTAAGGTTCTGCAACTGCAACTTTTAACACCCCATCAATAGGGTGAATCATGTTGATATACGCTCCTGTATTTAATTGGTTCAATATTTCTTTTCTCTTAGAAAAATAAAACTCATTCTCTATAAATAAGTCTGTACTAAATCTTTTCTTAT